AATCTGGCAAAGATGTTGAAAAAAAGGGAGTGAAAGAAGGCTCCAAAAAAGACATGATGATGGATAAGATGCAAATGATGGGCATGAAAAAAGGCGGCATGAAAAAGATGGCTGCTGGTGGTTCTGCTTCTTCACGCGCTGACGGCGTTGCTACAAAAGGCAAAACCAAAGGCACCATGATCGCTATGAAAATGGGCGGCAAGACCTGCTAAGACCATGATGGCCAGCCGTGGTATGGGGGACATCGCACCCGATAAAATGCCCAAGGGCGTCAAGAAAGCCCGGCGGGACGACACTGACTTCACCCAGTACAAAGAGGGTGGGAAGGTGAATGCGGCTGGCAATTACACAAAGCCAAGTCTTCGCAAGAAGATTGTGTCTCAAGTAAAGTCAGCAGCCACGCAAGGTACCGGTGCAGGTCTTTGGAGTGCCCGAAAAGCTCAGCTTGTTGCCAAGAAGTACAAGGCGGCAGGCGGGGGTTACCGAGATTGAAAGCACCTCAAAAGTCATTGAAGGATTGGGGCGACCAAAAATGGAGAACCAAAAGTGGTAAAAAATCTTCTGACACTGGTGAAAGATACCTTCCAAGCGCTGCGATCAAAAGTCTCAGCCCTGCTGAGTACGCTGCGACGACCAAAGCCAAGCGAGCCGGAAAAGCCGCAGGCAAACAATTCGTAGCACAACCTAAAACGATTGCAAAGAAAACGGCGGGGTTTAGATAATGGCTACCAAAAACTTTATTCAAAACGCAATCAAGAAGCCCGGTGCATTACGCGCATCGTTGGGCGTTAAAGCCGGTGAAAAGATTCCTGCAAAGAAGCTGAACGCCGCTGCAAAACAACCCGGTAAAATGGGGCAGCGTGCGCGTTTGGCTAAAACTCTTAAGAGCTTTAAATGACCACTTCAGGAACCGCTGCATTTAATCTTGACCTCACTGAATTGGTTGAGGAAGCGTTTGAGCGCGCCGGTTCGGAGTTGCGCACGGGCTACGATTTACGTACAGCCCGTCGTTCATTGAATTTAATGTTTGCTGATTGGGCAAATCGTGGTGTGAATATGTGGACGTTCGAGCAGGGGACAATCAACCTGACTCCGGGTCTGAACACCTACGCACTGCCCGTAGATACAGTGGATCTACTTGAGCATGTCATTCGCACGGGCGCGGGTAGCGCGTCCACACAGGCTGACCTGACCATCACGCGTATCAGTGTTTCTACCTATGCCACAATACCCAACAAACTGCAACAAGCCCGCCCGATTCAAGTGTGGTATCAGCGTTTGGATGGTCAGACTTCTTCTATTGGCACAACGCTTAATGGCGGCATTAGTGCCACGGCCACCACAATTACATTAACTTCTACTGCCGGACTTCCAGCTACAGGATTTGTACAGATTGATACCGGAGCTTTAACAGAGACTGTGCAGTACGGTTACATCTCTGGCAACGTGCTTTACAACTGCTTCCGTGGGCAGAACGGCACAACCGCCGTAGCACACTCAACCGGTGTAGCTGTATACACGCAGAATCTGCCCTCTGTAACCCTCTGGCCAACCCCAGATAACAGCACAACGTATCAGTTCGTTTACTGGCGCATGCGCCGTATTGACGATGCTGGCGGGGGTGTGCGCACGATGGATGTACCTTTCCGCTTCCTGCCCTGTATGGTGGCAGGTTTGGCTTATTACTTAGCCCTTAAGATTGAGAATGGCGCTGAGCGCCTACCTGTTTTAAAGCAACAGTACGATGAAGCTTGGCAGTTGGCCGCTGATGAAGATCGTGAGAAGGCTTCGGTTCGTTTTGTTCCGAGGCAGATGTTTATTGGTAGCGGTACGTAAATGGGCAATCGGTTTGCTTCTGGCAAGAACAGTATCGCCATGTGTGATAGGTGCGGCCAACAATTTAAATTGACTGCGCTTCGTAAAGAAGTTATCAAGACAAAGCTTTACAATTTGATGGTGTGTGGTACGTGCTGGGATCCCGATCAGCCACAGTTGCAGTTGGGTATGTACCCAGTAGATGATCCACAGGCAGTGCGTAACCCACGCAAGGATACAACGTACGTTACGGCAGGGGTTAGTGCTACTGGTAGTCTGACTGGCGGTTCGCGGGATGTTCAGTGGGGATGGAACCCCGTTGGTGGGTCGGTTAATTTTGATGCAGTTTTGACGCCAAACTACTTGGTGGCAACGACATTTGTTGGTACAGTTACAGTAAGCGTTACATAGGAGCTTAATATGGCAAAAGAAGACATGAAGTCAGATAAGAAGCAAGACGTTGCTCTGATTAAAAAAGCGTTCAAGCAGCACGACAAGCAAGAACACAAGGGCGGCAAAGGCACATCCTTAAAGCTAGCTAAAGGCGGCGTAACAACCGATCAAGCCATGCAGTATGGGCGTAACTTGGCTCGCGCTAAAAACCAAACCACAGGTTAATATCATGGCCAAAATTAACAATCTACCTGCTTCTGCGTATGCTAAGCCGCACACCATGAGTGGTGCGCCTGTAGGTGTAGCTGAGAACCCCGGTTCTGGCCCTAACCGCAGCAAGCTTGACAACTTTGATGTAAGCGTTGGTAACATCAGCAAATCCGCTGGTAATGAACCTACCAAAACATCTGGTATCAGGATGCGCGGCGCTGGATGCGCTACCAAGGGTGTAATGTCTAGAGGCCCGATGGCTTGAGGTATAAATGAATTACGCCGCACTCAGCGCTGCTATACAAGCATACACGGAGAACACGGAAACAAATTTCGTGGCTAATATTCCTGTGTTCGTTACGCAGGCTGAGCAGCGTATATTCAACTCGGTGCAGTTTCCGTCGCTTCGCCAAAATGTGACAGGCGTAACCACAACAAACAACAAGTATCTGCAATGCCCGTTGGATTTTTTAGCGGTGTATTCTTTGGCTATCATTAACGCCAGTGGTGAGTACGAGTACCTGTTAAACAAAGATGTTAACTTCATCCGGCAGGCGTACCCCCAGCCCACAGATACAGGAATCCCTAAGTACTATGCGTTGTTTGGCCCTCGTTCGGATAACGCGGCAGAGTTGACTTTTATTCTTGGCCCAACACCAGACGCATCATACGGCGCTGAACTGCACTACTTCTTCTACCCACCAAGCATTACAGTTTCTCCATACACTTCATGGCTCGGTGATAACTTTGATACTGTACTTTTGTACGCATCTTTGGTTGAGGCTTACACCTACATGAAGGGTGAGCAAGACATGATGCAGTTGTACAACACCAAGTTCATGGAAGCATTAGCGCTTGCAAAACGTTTGGGCGACGGTATGGAGCGTCAAGACGCTTACCGTTCTGGTCAGTTCCGTCAGAAGGTAACTTGATATGTCGATTATTCAGACCCAGACCACCAGTTTTAAGGCAGAGCTTTATCAAGGCATACATGACCTGACAACTGACGTTATCAAGATTGCCCTGTACACGGCTTCTGCTGATTTAAACGAAACCACCACAGCATATTCCGTGAGTACAGCGGGACAAGTTGTTGCTACTGGATACACAGCGGGCGGCTCTATTCTGACACCCATCACGGTATCATCTTCAGGGTACACGGCCTATGTCGGGTTTCCTAACGTATCTTGGACTGCCGCATTAACAGCAAGGTGTGCCCTGATCTATAACGACACAGTTGCGGGTAAGCCATCCATAGCTGTGTTGGACTTTGGTTCTGACAAAACATCTACCGTTACATTTACAATCACCATGCCAGCAAATACCGCTACGGCGGCTCTTATTCGTAGTTCTAACTAAGGAGTCAATATGACCACCGAAAAACTTAAAGCCACTGACACTGTTTCTAGTGGCCTGACTTGTAACACCAAAGCCGGTGAGGACGCAAAGGCGACCGGCGTATTTGAAATCAAATGCCATGACAAAGACGGCAACCTGAAATGGGAAGCGCAGTCTAAGAATCTTGTAGTCAATGCGGGTCTGGCGTACATGGCTGGATCTGCTTTAACTTCAGTGACCCAAATCACTACTTGGTACCTTGGCCTGTACGGTGCGGCAGCTTCTAACAACCCTGCGGCTGGTGATACCATGTCTTCTCACGCTGGTTGGACTGAGGTTGTGGCTTATAGCAATGCAACCCGCGTGGCGGCTACGTTTGTAACAGCTACAACTGCTAACCCTTCTGTGGTTACTAACACGGCTTCCCCTGCTACGTTTAACATTAACGGCACAACGACTGTGGGCGGGGCTTTCCTGACCAGTGGTAGTGCTAAGAGTGGCACAACAGGCACGTTGTTCTCTGCGGCAGACTTTGGCTCACCCGGCGATCGTTCTGTGGTAAGCAGTGATACTTTGTCTGTGACTTACACATTCAGCTTGGCGGGCTAATATGTCAGCATGGGGTTCCGGCACATGGGGTGAGGGTGGCTGGGGCTTCACGGCTTTTGCAAGCACGGTCGATGAGACTGCAACGGGTACAGATGCGGTAGCGGCGTCAAATGGTGTTGGGGTTTCGATTAGCGAGACTGCTACGGGGTCAGATGCAATCAGTGCGTTGGCTACTTTTGGTGGTGCGGTATCAGAAACGGCTACAGGCACAGACGCTATAACTGGGTCAAACAATGTCGGAGTTGCGGTCAGCGAGACGGCTACGGGCACAGATGTAGTTATTTCATTGCTTACGTTGACCTCTTTGGTTACCGAGAGTGCGACAGGAACAGATGCGGTAACGGCGCTAGCTAGTTTAGGTGCTTCGGTCAGTGAAACGGGAACAGGCACAGACGCTGTATCGGCTTCGGTACAGGTCAACGCGGCGGTCAGTGAGACAAGTACAGGTACAGACGCAGTAAGCGCAAAAGCAACGTTTGGGTCTTCGGTCAGCGAGACGGGCACGGGCAGCGATGCAGTAACAGCATTGCTCACGATGAGTTCCTCAATTACTGAAACGGCAACGGGGTCTGATGCAGTATCTAGTGTCCCTGTGTACGCGGCAGTGGTAAGCGAGACAGCGACAGGTACTGATACGGTAACTTCATCGTTTGCGTTCTTTGGGACTATAAGCGAAACAGCCACTGGGACGGATGCGGTTGCTTCATTACTGTCTCTTAGCGCGGCAGTTACAGAGAGCGCAACGGGAACCGAAGCGGTAACGGCAAAGGCAACTTTTGTAGGAACGGTAGCAGAAACAGCAGTTAGCGCGGATACACTGGCTGCTGCTGCGGTGTTCATAGCTTCTATTGTTGAGTCGGCAACGGGAACAGATTCAATCACAGCACGACCCTTCTGGGAAGTAATTGATGACACACAGACTGCAAACTGGCAAAATATCAGTAACACGCAAACGGCAGGTTGGACTGCTGTTGCAACGAATTAGGAGCTTCTAAATGGCTACAGCATATTCAACGCTTCTTGGTCTGGCACTTCCAGTACAGGGCGAACTCTCCGGCACATGGGGAGACATGGTAGACAACGGCATTACAAGGTATGTAGATATTGCTGTTGCAGGCACTGTAACTTTGACCAATGACGGCGCAGTTTCATTGTCGCTGACCAACGGTGACTCAAGCCAAACAAACATTGTCTCTTCTTTGACAGGTGCAGGTACTGTATCAGCGCAGTTTGCCATCATCAAAGTAACGGGCACATTAACCACTGCCAAGATTCTTACACCCCCATCATCCAGTCGCACATACGTGGTGGTCAACGCCGCTACGGGTAGCACAGTAACAGTTAAAGCATCCGGTCAGACTGGTGTGTCCGTCGCCGTGGGCGAGACAGCGTTTGTTTACTTCAACGGCACGGATTACGTCAAAGTAGCGGGCACAGTCAATACGGGCGTAACTTCCTTCCAAACGTCACTGAGCGGCTTAACACCAAGCACCTCCACAACAGGCGCGGTCACATTGGCTGG